GAGACACCAGTGTTTGCATCGTAAACCATCTTGTTACGATAGCGTCCCATAACTTCGCGAAGATATTGCTCTGCTTTATTCTTGGGGAGATTACCAACGTCAATGTAGAAAATTCTACGTTCTGGTGCTCTACTTAAACGATAGATAACCAGAGAATCTTCAATCATTCTCAGTTGGTTGACTGCCTTAATCGCCTTATGCAGGTGACTAAGAGTCATGTTTTTAGTTAAATCTTGAATGCCCGAATGGACATAGCAGATAGAATCTGGTGCAATTTTAAAACCTTGCGTTTGAGAATTCTTTAGACCCTTGGGATCATACAGAAAATAGTCTACGCTCTTGGGTGATAGTTGCTCATTGAGCGGAAGACCTCTTAATTGCTCAGGTCTCTTCTGCTCAGTTTCTATAATTTTACGAATCTTACGAGGATCGATATATCTTAACTCGACCAAACCCTCGCGAGGATTATCTGGATTAATTACTTTATGATAAAACAATCTACCGTCTACATACCAACGACGGAAAATTTCATACGATCTGTTATCAAAATCTAGAAGTCTTAAAATTTCTGCAAATTCTTCACGGATAAGTTTTTTAATTTTATCCGAAACTTTTAAGTTAGATAACTCAACTGAGATTGGCACATCATCAAAATTGCCGCAGATAGTTTCATTGACAATATCATCAACTGCACTATCACATTCTGGTTGCAAAACCATCTCTCTATATCGAGAGATTAGTTGATACTCATTGCGTACTGCGCCATCAAAATCAATAGAGTATCCATAATGACCACCACCAGATACTGGTTGTGATCCATCCAAATCATCTTTTTGCACGAAAGAAGGTCCCTTGGGGACCTTCTTAGCACGCTCTAATGAAAAACCAAATAGTTGTGATGCCATTATATTTAAAACGTGATTGACCCTGATCTATTTATCAGGGATTAAAATCATGCTTGGACAGGTGTCCAATACTGGACCTGAAGCTCAACAGTGAATTCTTCAACAGCATCGTTGTTGCCGTAATCCAGATCGATTGCGGAAATGTTGCTTGGGAATAAGTTGTAGAACTTATACGACTTGAGAACCTTAGGTGCATCGCCATCCTTGAGATCGCGTGCTAACTGATGGACAGTCATATCAGCGAAGTAACCAGTCGAATCGCTTTCGTCTCCGAGTGTTGATGCAGCAGTGAAGTTTTCGTTTGCTGCTTGAATTGCATTTGCCCAAAGCTCGAATGCATTTCTGAGCACGAAACCAGAATCATTCATGATAGTAATGGTCCAAGGTTCGAAGGTGCGATCACCTGCGATCTTGAGGACACGACCTCTGAATGGGACTTCAATTACACCGATCTGTGAAGATGGTAAGTTTGCTGCTCTAACCGTAAACTTACCGAAATTGGAAAGCGATGCATCATTAATGATGCCAGTTGGAAAGTTTAAATCTACTTGGAATAGATTAGGTCTAGCAAAGTCACTTACTACACTAGCCTTAAAATCGTCAATTGTGCCTCTGATTGCCATTTTTCTTAATGTCTCCGTCGTTAATATTTAGATAAATGAAATTTTTGAGGGGAATCCTTTCAGATTCCCCAGTCTTATCAGTTGGCAACTTCGGTGAATGCAACTCCCGTGCGAGTTGCGATGAAGGAGAGTGTGATGTAGTTAATTGTGCGTGTTGGTTTTACGAAAATCTCTGCATAGAATTCGCCACGATCAACTGAATCAGGTGGGTTATTATCTTCATCGCACTTGACGAGGAAGTCAGTCACTCCACGACGACCTTGGACATCACGCAAGTAAGGCTCGACAATGTTAATGAAGAGGGATCTTTGTGCTTCATCATTTTGCTCGAAGAGTTGTGTCTTCGCTGCCTGACTAATGACTCTTTCAATAACAAGGAAGAGACGGCGGACGTTGATTCTATCGAATGCAGAAGCAAATCCTTGTGCAGTCTTATCACCAAAGAGGACAATACCCTGACCAGGGAAAGAAACGACAGGATTAATTCTGTTACCATACAGCGTGTCACGCTGAGTCTTATTGGGGGAGTATGCAAGTTTGATTGCATTTCTCAGGACACCACGAGCGAAACCTGCGGGAGAGAACCAAGGCTCTGCAACCTGTGCAGTATTCAAGATCAGACCAGCAATGTCACCATTACAGGGGACATAACGATAGACATCATTATACTTGTCATAGATATACTTGTAACCAGAATCAAAAATAGCATAGTTGCTAGAAGGGATTTGATCGAAGTAATCTACAATGTTATTCGTAACTGTTTGAGCATTAGTAATGCCAATAACATCAGATCTCTTAGGTGAGAAGAATGCTAAGCAATCACGACGCTCTTCCAGAATATTGATGATGGTTGTTGCTTTTGCAAGTGCATCAGCATCATCTGCGCCAGCAGGACCAGAAAGAATGAAATCGATAGTCTGAGACTCGGGATCTTCAATCAACTGATATGAAGTTGCAATGTCGGTATTGGTTACACTGTAAACACCACCAACCGCAGTGTAGTCTACACCAGCAGATGCTGAAGCAGCGCCAAGACGATAGTAGAAAGTAGAGTTGCCAGTAGATCCAACTGTTACTGCAGCAGCAGGATAAGATTCTGTGCCTGCTGCAGAGACAAGGAGGTTGAAACGACGATTAAGTGCAGAAGCACCCCAATCTCCATCTGATGCAGTACTGCTTCCAGTAAATGCTGCACTTTCGTGTGATCCCCAATAGAGATACTCGGAGCGTTGCTTGACTACTTCCTTATAGTAGTTAACTTCACCTACGGAAGTTTTGCCATCAGATGCTTTGGAAACTGCGATAAAACGCTCAAGGACAGATCCAGGATTTCCAGTAATCTTACCGTCGATGTCAACAACCAAAATGTGCATCTCATCATTTTCTCCACCTACTTGAGAAGCAAAGAGTGACGTGCCAGGACGTGCGGCAACGTTAATCCACTTAGATCCAGGTAGATACTCACGCTCAGCATACTCATTGCGGACAGAAGTGACTGCAGCAGTTGTGCTGTTGGTGTCATCAATGTTATCTGCAGCAGCAAACTTAACGCTTGATGCATTCAAACCAACGTAAAGAAGACGTTGAATACCAGTTGCAGCGATATCTGCGGTATTAGTGCCTTGGGTAATTGTCTGTGCATCAGCAATGATACCAGTAACACCACCAGCAGGGAGTGAAATTTCAAGTAACTTATTTGCAGAATCCCATGCTAAGACATTAACAGTTTCATCAGATCCGCTAATATCGATAGTGGTTGTAGTACCAGGAGTAAAGGTGCCAACAATATTCTCAACCGTTAAGCGAAGACCATACTTGTATACTTTACCAGCAGCACCAGAGGCAGCAGAAACTGCTTCGTCAACAACAAATTCCCATTCGTTACCTGATCCAGGAGCAGGAAGTACTGCAATTTGATCGGGACCAGCATCAGTTACGAAAATACCAACTGAGTTACCGAGACTGCCAGCAGTGCGTGCTGCCCACTCCCAACCGTTGCTATTACTATTTTCGTAAGTTGTCTCGTAATCTTGGAGATTTTTGATTAGAGGTGCGGTGCCAGTGTTAATAGCATTTTTCAGACTAGATGAAGTAACACGAATTGTCTTAAGGACACCACCATAAGAAAGAAACTGTGACGCTGTAAACCAAAACTCATAATTATTATCGTTTGGCTCGCCAAATACTGAGGCAAGTTGTCTTTCTGAAGAAACTTCTACGATCTCCTCAACGGGACCTTGAGCAAAAGGAGCTGCTAATACTCCAACATTTAAGCCCACTGGAGTTGTTACCGTAGTAAGATCTCTCTCCTGGATAACTACACCTGGGGATAGCTGATTTGATGCACTCATGTTTATAACTCCTAGATACGGTCATCGAATGTCTAGGATTATTTATATTTTTGAAACCTTATCTATACTCCCACATATAGGATTTATCTCCGTACTCTGCAGTTTGCCAAACATCTCCCTGTGCATCTGCAAAATACTCGTCTCCCAGTCCATCATCCATAAAACCAAAGGGTGCCATATCTTGCTCAATTGATTCTCTTTGATCTGCATATATTCTTGCCCTCACATCATTATCATTCAATTCTCTGAAATATGGTTGCATAGTCATCCATGCAAAAATTACCATGCACATTGCCAAGTCATCGTTACAACCTTCTTCTGCTTGGAATGACTGACCTTTTTGAATGAATGTGGTTAACTCAGCAATACAATCATAATCTGGAATATTTAGTTTATCATCTTCAATCAAAACTTTGAGATTGGAGCAACCAATCTGTTTAACTGCACTAGACATTTTGATTCCCATTTGGGTTTTCTTTCCAGAAAATCCTTGACCAAGTTGTTGACCTGCACGACCACGCATAGCAACCATGAGAAGATTTTCATATTCCAAATCATATTGAATAATATCGGCAACTTGACCACCAACATCATTCACTTCCACCAAAACAAATGCCTGATTATAATTTTTAGCAACGTCAACAATTACATTGGGAAATAGGATTGGTTTAATATCATTGTTTCTATACTTAGCAACTACTTGATATGGAATTGTAGTTGTATCAACCACCAAGAAAGCAGAATAATCTCCTGATACTCCTCTGGCAACATCTGCCGTGATAACATATTGATGATCCTCCTCAACTTTTTGATACATTGCAAGTCCGTTTCTTTCTGCAATAGCATCTCCATATGCCATAGTCCTTAACTTGCTAGGACTAATAAGTGTGTCAACTGATCCTAGGAATTCACATTCAAACTCAACTCGAAATTGAGCTTCTGAAGTGTTTTTAATTGTCTGCTCTTTCCACTTAGCATCTCTACCAGGGACTTGCGACCAGTGGACTTCTGTAGGTATGTATTCATTCGCTCCACGCTCTGAATCATGCCAGAGTTTATAAAACATATTCATCCCGTGTGGCGTAGAGATGATGATTACCTTTGTGCTTTTACCAGAAGATACAGTAGGATAGACAGATGAAAAGAACTGATCAGCAATGTGATTCGGAACAA